AATAAAAAGAAATAAGTGATTATAATTGAATATATTATTAGTTATATTTTTAACTTTGTGTGTATATTCAATAATTTCTACAGTTTTATATTTAATTTTTAATGAAACGATAATACCATACAAGTATTTGGATTATACGCCGAGAACACTAGAAGAGATTATAAGAAAGGAACAGAATAAATGAAAGAAACTAAAATAATTAGTGCCTACCCTTGTTGTGGAAAGACTTATGCTTTTGAAAACTATCAAGATATATATTCAATTTTAGATAGTGATAGTAGTGAATTTAGTTGGATATATAGAGAACGAACAGATGATGAACTTCAAAAGATAAAAGAAGATTTGGAATCTATGCTTAGTCCCATAAATGCAGACAAAGAGTTTGAGCGAGTGAGACATGAAAAGATAAAGGAACGTAATCCTAATTTCCCAAACAACTATATTGAGCATATAAAAGAGAATATAGGTAAGGTAGATTATATTTTTGTAAGTAGTCATTTGGTAGTAAGACAAGCTTTAGAGAGTACAGGAATAAAATATTTTACCGTATATCCAGAGATAGACCTGCTTGACGAATGGGTAGGAAGAATGTATAGAAGAGGGAATGACAAATCATTTATAGATTTTCAGATTAAACATTGGAATGACTTTGTTAATGGTATAGATGATGAACCTCATGGTGAGAGCGTGAGACGGTTAAAGAGTGGTCAACATATCACAGACGTAATGTTCTAATGAAAATTAAATTTCAACGACAAGAAAAACCATATATAGTAGCTTCAAGATAATATCAACTACTATATATAGTGTATAAAAAATAGACAATCAACAAATTTTGGTCGAGGAGTTGATTGCCTATATAAAAGGATACTTCGTAATGGGATATGCCATTAGTCTGTACTTTTATATTCTAACATAATTTTGCAGAAATATCAAGTATTATTTTTATCATTTTGTTTGGGTGGGAATTAGCATACCCTTGGACAATCTGTGTCCATAAACCACTGTTCATATAGTTCACATAAATTTAATTCTATGTTCCGTCCATTTGGGCGTTCAGATAGATTTTATTACGTTAATTTTTATTTCAAGGAGGATTTTATTTTAATGGCTGAAACAAAGAAAAAGGGAAGATTATTTGATTTACCAGAAACAAAAGGTGCATTCCAATTGAAGGGAATTGTATCTGGCATGGAAAAGGATACAGCATTTAAGGAAATTAAAACTAAGAGCGGCAAGCCGATGAGAATGCTTAACTTTGGTGCGAGCTATCTTGATGGAGAAACATTATATGTAAACATTCAAGGTATGGAACAAGAGAATGTTTATTTCTCTAAGAGAGCTGAGAAGAAGGGCGAAAAAGCAGACACCGTAAAAGTACCTTGGGTCGAGAGATATTCTTATAATCGCGAGGGATACCGTATGATTGGCAAGAATATTGGCGTTAAGAAGAAGGTTGATTCTGAGGGTAAAACAGTTAACGATAAGAAGATTCTAACAGACTTTGATGCTTGTAAGGAAGTTAAGGAAAATTTAAGGGACGGCGCAAGCGTATTTATTCGTGGAAGTCTTGATTATAGCAGCTTTACAGATGATAAGGGCAATAAGCGAACATCAACAAAGCTTGTTCCAAATCAAATTTCACTTTGCTCGGCTATTGACTTTGATAGTGAGAAGTTTGAAAAGCAGAACGATTTTAATCAAGTAATTATCTTTATGGGAATTGAACAAGAAAAGGATGATAATGAGAAACCGACTGGCAGATTTGTTGTTCTTGCAAAGATTGTTACATATAGTAATATTGAAGATGTTCAGTTCATTATTGTGGACAAGGCACTTGCGAATAAGTTTAAGAAGTCTTTGAATCCGTACAATGCGATTAAGGTAAATGGTCATATGGTATCTTCGACTCAGACAGAAACGGTTGTAGCAGACGATGATGTTTGGGGAGAAGAAGATAGATTGGACAAGGTGGCTGCTCCTACAAAAAGAGAGTTCATTATTACAGGAGCAAAGGGTTCATCAATTGATAAAACTATTTACACAGAACAGAATGTAACAGAAGCTATCGCAAAGATTAAAAATGCCAATAAGGCAGAAGAAAATTTCGGCGATGACTCAAATGATGATTGGGGAGACGGAACAGACTTTGACGATGGTGATGATGAAGCATGGGATTAATTCTCACATTAAAAAAATAATCAATTGGAACGCCAGCAATGGCGTTCCAATCAATCAATATTTAGGAATTATGGAGGAATTATTTAATGGCAAAAGCAAGAAAAGCGTCAGTAACAGAAAGTAAGTTGGGAATGATATTATACGGAAAACCGTTTACAGGAAAATCAACTATGGCGATGCAATTAGCATATTTTAAACGCCCAGATGGGAAGCCTTTTAGACTATTGTATCTTGACCCCGAGTCTGGTTCAATTGATGATTATCTGGGCGATTTAAGCGCAAATGGTGTTAATCTTGAGAATATTTATATTGTTTATACACAGTCGCTTGGTGAAGTAAGACAGTATATTGCAAAGGTCAAGAATAACGAAGATTTTTATGAGTTGGATGATGATGGTAATGAAACAGATGAAGTTGTAGTAGATGCAGACGGTGAGCCGTTTAGAGCTGATGCCATTGTTGTTGATGGCACTACAATTCTTAATTTGACAACAAAGCAAGGCTTAGTTGAGTTTTCAAAAAAAAGAAATAAAGTTAAAGCAGATAAAGATGGTCTTGTAGGCGATGCCAGACTTGTAAAAATAGAAGGCGCAGGTATGGAGTTGAAGGATTATCAAACAGTCAATTTTAAGGGACAAGATTTAATCCTTGATTTGATGTCATCTGGCGTTCATTATATTGTAACGGCAAGAGAAGCTGATGAAAAAGAAACAATTAAATTGGCTGATGGAACAACTCAAAGTGTAGTTACAGGAAGAAAGATTCCTGATGGTTTCAAAGGAATGGATCATAATGTTAAAACTGAAATTCGTATGTTCAGGAATGAGGACGGAACAGTTTGTGCATGGGTTGAAAAAGATAGAACGCATGTACATGATGATTGTATTATTATTGAAGACCCAACATTAGTTGATTGGCAGGCGGTTATTGATAAAACAGCAGGAAAATCAAAGTTTGTATTAAAAAATGACTTAACAAAGGCTGTTGATATTGAGCAAGATATTTATAAAAAAGAAATTCTTGGTCAGGTTGGTGAACCAGCAGATGATGATACTACTGGAAACGATGAGAGTATTAATATTGAAGCAATTAAGAAAGAAATCATCGCCAAAAGAAACGCATTGCCACCAATGGAAAAGAAAGCAATGAAGGAAAAACTTGAGGCAGCAGGACTTCCTACGGCATATAAGAATGTAACCGACGCCGAAATTCTTAATAAGGTATTGGTAATGTTTAATTAATATAATATTTTCGTACCTAAACCATCATTTTTTTGGTGGTTTAGGTAGATTGGAGGAGGAAATGACACGATTGGTACAAAATAAAAAGAATATTATGACTCCAAGACCTAGTTGTTTTTGTTGCAAGTCGTCGTTAGATGTTTGTAGGAATCAAGGTGATAACAATCTTCTCTATTTTGACAAACATTTATATCATAAAGACTGTTTTATAGATATGAATAAAATTAAGAAAAAATGTTATTTTTGTTCCCAAGATATTGACGTAGATGAAAATGAATGTGAAATAGTTTATTATGATAAACATTACTATCACAAAAATTGCTTTATTCAATGGTGTCATGCAACAAAAACTCCTTCTCGAAAACGTACAATGGCTTTGGCAAATTTGGAAAAATATCTAGATGAAGGAAAACAAAATACATTAAGTCTTCTTGAAAAAAAACATATAAGCAAAAGCAATATTGAGCAATTTTCAAAGAATGCGGAAAAGTATATTTCACAATGGTTTGATGAATCTGATTTATGTGTATTTTTAAGAGAAGAATATGATACTGGTACATTACCTTGGACAAAAATAAAGAAGGTCATTAATGGTACTGATGATAGATTAGATACTCCAATTCCTGCAATAGAGTTGTTGGATATGTGGCAGAGAAAAATAGATTATATCAGAAGAGCGAATCAAAAACTAATATCGAAATCAGACAGAGAAATTAGTCCGACTGCATTAATCTTATATGGTTTATCTATTTTAATCAATAAGTATGATAGTTATTTACGATGGAAAGAAAAGAAAAAAATACTTGAAGCTGAGAAAGAACAACAAACATCTCAAAATCTTGTCGGTCAATCAATTGGGTATTCTAATGTGTCGAAAGATAGCGGCGTTGATAATACAGATGATATATCAGATTTAGTAGATGATATTTTCGGATAGGAGAGAGATTTTGAATAATGAAAGCGAACTAAAAGATTGTAATATACAGAGTGAAATATGTTTCGTAGGAGCTTTAGCCAGAGATTTGGATTTGATTGTTAATTATAGTACATTTATGAGAAGTAAATATGACTTCTCTGATTCTGTAACAAAATTCTTTTATGATAATCTTGAAACATATTATCTTACATTTTCACAAACATTAGATGAGACTAAAATGAATGTGTTTATGAGTCAAAGCGAAGAACGTCTTAATCTTTATAAGCAATATAAAGGTTGGAAAACACTTCAAAGATATATGACTCTTGCTGATGAAAACGATATAAAAAATTATTTTAATACAGTAAAAAAATATTCATTAATTAGAGAATATGGTCGAAATGGATTCCCTGTTGAAAAAATATTGTCTCATAGAAATTTTGATAAAATGTCACCTAATGATATTTATAGAATTATTCGCACAAAGGCAGATAAAATCAATACAGTGATTAATGCCGGCGAAGAAGCAGTTGAGCTTACCAATAAAAATTCAGCTCAAATAGATAAATATTTGGAAAAACCAAACTTTGGATTGCCGTTCCCTTGGTATATGTATAATGAGTATTATCTTGGTCTTAGAGAAACAAAAGTTTTATTTGAAGGATTTCTTTCAAATGAAGGTAAGACAAGAAAGCTTGTTTTGCTAGCCGCTTATGTAGCCCTTGTACAAGATGAAAACTTTTTTCTTATGAGCAATGAAATGGATGAGGAAGATCTTCGTAGTTGTTTAATTACTACAGTTATCAATAATAAAGAGTTTCAAGATTTACATGGAGTATATATAAATAAGCCAGAAAAAGAGATAGTATTAGGTGTTTATCATGATAATGACGGAAATATTATCAGACGAAAAATTGACGATGACGGTATATATATTGAAAGTAATGACGAGTACATAAGGCGAATAAAAGATACATCAGATGAATATTGGAATGTAAAAAAAGTTACGGACTGGATTGATAGTAGTGACCGAAAGGGTAAGGTCATGTTTAAAGATGTCGGTGACGACTATAGTTCAGAAAGAATTGAATTTGAATTGCGTAAAGCAAAAATGGTTCAAAATATAAAATATTATGGCTATGATACATTGAAAGGATACAACACAGATGATTGGTCACAAATAAAACAATTTGCCACTAAACTGAAAGAACTTACAAAAGAATTACGTATGAGCGGATATGCCGTATTTCAGTTAAGTGACGAAACTGTGTTTACAGATATTTTTAGTCTTAGTAGTAATAATATTGCAAATGCAAAACAAATTAAGCATGTGGCTGATATTTTGAACATTGGCAAAAAGTTGAACAAAGAAGAATATCACAAGTACCAGATGGTATTAGAGTGTGATTCTTGGGGAGAAGTTAATGCAGAAAATTTGGATTTAAACAAACAATATTTTTGTATAAAACCAGATAAGAATAGAGCTGGTAGTAAGGATAAAATTATGTTATTTGAGATAGATTTGAATCTAAACATATGGAAAAATATAGGTTATATCATAAAGAAAACTAAAGATACTAATTAATTGGAGGTGGCAACTTGGATACAAGAGAATTAAAGAATTACATATACGAAAATAATTATTCGGAACAAATATTAGAGTCCATTGGTTGCCATCACATTAAGTATCATTCAGTCGGAGCATATTGGACAGCCGGCAATCCTGATGGGGACAACAAAGGTGCAATCATTTTATACAATAATGAATCTCTTATCTGCTTAAATAAAACTCGACAGATGATAAAAGGTAATAGGCAAACAGACATTATTGATCTTGTATGCTATGTTAAAAACCTTACATTCCCAGAGGGGTTGAAGGCAATATGCTCGGAAATAGGAATATCCTATTATCATGATTTTGAAGAAGATATTCCTGATAGTTTCAAAATACTGAAAATGTTAGAAGATATGGATTCTAATATATCAGAAGAAAAAGAAAAGCCATTACAGCCTATTTCAGAAAATATACTTTCATATTATAAACCGTATGTGAACGATTTGTTTTACGAAGATTATATTGATTATGAAACACAAAGAGAATTTGAAATAGGATTTGATGAAGAAACCAACCGATACACAATTCCTATTCGTTCTGAATTGGGAGATTTAGTTGGTGTAAAAGCAAGATATTTTGATAGAAAAGTGCCTGATGGAATGAGTAAATATATTTATTTAGAACCATGTGCAAAGTCGAAAATTATATATGGACTATATAAAACTCTTCCTTATATAAAAAGAGTAGGACGTATTTATGTGGGTGAGGCGGAAAAATTTGTAGAACAAGCATGGAGTTATGGCTATCGAAATACTGGCGGTACGGGTGGTAAGGAGCTATCACAATATCAGATTGATTTACTTGTTAGGT